CGGCTCTCTATTTTTTTTCACGTCTTTTCCTGCACATATATATGGTGCTAAATTCGTGCAAATCTTTTTTTTTTCGATATGGCAAAAAACAAATATCATCTGCATCTGAAGGGATTCGTGGGAGGCGATGACTTCAATTGCGACTATGTGGACTACATTCTCGACAAGTACAGCTCCACACAGGTGAACGTGCTCATCGACTCGCTCGGCGGAAGTCTCGCCAGCGCGCTCTCCATCGCATCGGCGTTCGCGCGACACGGCAATGTACACGTGCACTTCACCGGCATGAACGCTTCGGCGGCTACTATTGCATCGCTCGGCGCGGCGCACATCTCTATCGACAAGTGCGCCATGTATCTTGCACACAAGTGCTCGACGGAATTCTTTGAGTGGGGCTCGCTAAACGCCGACCAGTTCCGCACGCTTGTCAGCGACTGCTCTAAACTCGCCGACAACCTCGACAAGATGGACGCGAACATCGCTTCTATGTATGCGGACAAGTGCAAGAAGAATACGCAGCAACTGCTCGACCTGATGAAGGTGGGCGGATGGCTGACAGCACAGGAGGCTCTGGAATGGGGATTCGTGGACGAGGTGACGGAAATGGACGGTGAAAGCGCACCACGCCTCACTAACGCCGTGGCTTCGGCTATGGCATCGGTGGGTATGCCGGTGCCTAATCTGCCTGTGGTGGAGAAGGAATCGGTGCTATCGGTGTTCTTCGACAGTCTGAACGATTTTTTCGCAAGCAAAAACAAAAAAATAAATGAAATGAAAAAGAACTTTAAGACGATTTGCGCTCTGCTCGCCGTGGACGCTCTCACGCTCAACGACGGCAACGCACAACTCAATGACGCGCAGCTCTCGACTATCGAGGATGCTCTATCGCAGAAGGACAGCACTATAGCAGAGCTTGAGGCTCAAATCAACGAGCTGAAGATGGCTCCGGCCGCCACCACGCAAAAGGTGGTCGACGAGGGCAAACAAAACGCTCCATCAACCGGGAAGAGCGGATTCGAACTGTACTGCGAGAACTACAACGCCGCGAGAAAACTCTACAACGAAGTGTAATTAATCCATTTATTCATCTTTACAAATATGGCTGGAAAATTAAAATTCTCTCCTGAAGACTTTCAGAACGCGGCTATCAAGTACCGCTCTGAATTGCTGATGCTCCCTATCATCGGCTGTCAAGACACGTTGCAGTATATGACTGCACGCCCGGGCATCCGATACAAGGAGCGTGTGGGAACCGTGAGCGGCGACGCACAGTTTGCTCCATACAAGCCCACAAGAGCCTCTGACTTCAATCTCAACGTTGACTACCGTGAACTCGAAACTTTCTTCGGCTCGGTGGTGTCTGACTTCGAACCTAACTCCGCTGTCTCTACGCTGCTCGGTACTGGAGCAACTAAAGGCGACGGACAGATCGCTACGCCAACTGCGAAAAGCGTGCTCGCGCTTATCGCAAAAAGTCTCTCGGAACATCTTAACGATGCTATCTGGAACGGTGTGCGCAACGCTACTGGCGACACATCTAAGGACCTGTTCAACGGTTTCGACACTATCACGCAGGCGGAAATCACTGCGCAGAATATCACAGCTGAGAAGGGCAACTACTTGAAGCTCACCGAGGATATCACCGCCGCCAACGCCGTTGACGTGGCGAAGAAAATCCTCTTCTCGCTCGACCCTCGCTTGCGCTCGCAAGAACTGTTCCTGTACTGCTCGCAGGACTTCGTGGACAAGTACAACGAAGGATATCTGCTCTCGCACGGTGGAATCCCTTACAACACTGAATACGGACAGACCGCCGTGGAGGGCTCGAACGGCAAGCTGAAGCTTGTGCCGCTCTACAACAAGGCAGACTCTAAGTTTATGCATGTCACCACGAAGAGCAACATGCTCGTCGGCTTCGACCAGATGGGCGACATCGAGAATGTGATGGTGAAGGAGTACAAGCCTTTCATCCTCTCATACATCGCCACGATGTTCTTCGGCGTGCAGTTCTTGAGCATCGACAAGCGTCGATTCAAGGTTATCGAATTGAAAACTGAATAATATCTATCGTAATGGCTACTAATTGTACATCAATTCAAAAATCGCTCGCGTGGTGCCAGGGAACGCCTGAACTGCCAGGCGTGAAGCGTAGAATCTACTACATCGCTAAAAGCGCAATCGTGCAGTACCCTACGCTCCCACGCGACGAGAACGGCCGCCCAACTGCGGCTGTGCTCACCGGCTCGTTCACGCTGCTCACCGAGCAGAAGTGGAAATACATCGACATTCTCCCTGAGAAGTCTCAGCTCACAAGCGAGGCGCAGGGCGAACTCCCAAGCCAGACACAGCTGAACAAGCTCACGGCTGTTCACCCTGGAGTGGGTAGCGACGCTTCGGCGGCCGCCGCTTACATCAACAACTCGGATAACGTGTTTATCGTGGAGGACATGAAGGGCAACTTCCGTGTGCTGGGCAATGACAAGTGGCAAACCAAGACGACAGTCGCGCAAGACCTCGGACAGGGTGCTACTGGCACTACTTCCACAACTATCAGCGTGGAGGCTACTGACGAGGTGCCTGCCCCTTTCTATGTGGGCACTATCGACACGGAGGACGGCGAAATCGACTGCTCGAACAAACCTGCTGCTAAAGCGTAATAATTCCTGAGTTTCCGATGCGAAGGAGTGCTGCCAAAGGGGAATGCAAGGATTTGGAGGCGTTGCTGGATGACATCAACGTGCCAAATCTTGAGATCCCTGACTTTGGCGACACTCCTTCTATACATAAGGACATTTTCGAGGAACGGAAGTTCAAGGCGTGGAAACAGGCCGACACGGCGGAGGCGAGGTGCGACTTTGCTCCACACAAACTGAAAATCGCCAACCGTGGAGGTGTGCTTTCCATCACACTATGGAAGAAGTCGGTCTATGGGCGCACGCTTTCGGACATCAAGGCGGACGACAAGATGGTGCCGTTTTTCGCCGACAGCATCACACCGGTGATCCGCTCGGTGCTGGGGCAGTTCCTCTCGCCCGAACACTGGGCGGTGGTGACTACGCCGAAGCGACGGCACAAGGTGAGGAACTTCGGCACAATGATAGCTGAGAGCATCGCACGGCAAATGGGACTGCCGTTCTACGAGGACTGCGCAATCGCTCACTCGAAACATCGGGTGGGCGCGGTGTTCTCGCCGAACAACATCCCGACACAGAGCCACATCATCGTGATCGACGATTTCGTGACGACTGGGCAAACGCTGGTGTCGATGCAGAATCTGCTCGTTCCTCTCGGCAAGAACTGCGTGTTCTTCGCTGGCATCAACAATAAACTATAAAAATATGGACAACAAATTTACTGAACTGATGAAGCACTGGCTGGAGTCGCCAGCCGAGGAACGCGACTACGCGGTGGGTGCTCTCTATCTGCTTAGACTCACAGGAAATCAGATTATGTACCGTAATCTGGTCGCAAACCCGAAATCCAAGGCGGAGTTCATCGAGTACCAGCTTCAGAAATACTACAATTTCAGGGTGCAGAACCTGACGCACGAGCAGGTGGAGATGATGCAGCGGCAGGTGGACGATATCGTGCAAAACGATATCCCGCTCGCTGCACAGGCCGACGAGCACAAGCGGGGAAAACGTGACGACCACGAGTGCCTGCCTGACAATATCAAGGCTAAATATGTGGAAAATCTCTCTATCTTGCAACGGATGCGTGAGGTGCACTTGCAACTGCGCTCGCTGTCGCTGGATTCCACGCCATGCCCCGACTCGGAGCGTTATCCGTTCCTGAAGGAACTGATTGCACTCGACAAGAAGCTTCACCGCAACTGGGAGGAATACGACCATTTCGTGCCGGTCGGTGAAAGCACGTCGGATAAGGCCGCCAAATGAAACGCTCTACGGACATCAACGAACTGCTGAAGCCTCTTAAAAATACCCCCCCCGTCAACCAGGCGTACCTCTCCAGCGCTCTCCAGGTGGCGGATGTGCTGGAGTGGATTCTTGAACAGGTGGGCGTGGCGGAGATTTGGCAGACTTCGTTCTCCATTTCAGAGGAGTTCCTCCGGAGGCTCTATTTCATCTGCCGAGACAAGAGGGTGAGCCGTATCAGTCTTGTGCTCGACCACAAGGCGACTAACAAGACGCTGAAACTATGGGCTTTCATATCGCAGGTGATTGAGAACACTTACCTCGCCGACAATCACAGCAAAATCCTACTGGTGCGCTCACAAGGCGGTGACACGGTGTCGGTGGTGACTTCACAGAACCTGACGCGGGGAAATCGGGCGGAATGCGCGTTCATCAGCACCGACCCGAATATTTTCAACACTTTATATGATCAGGTGAACGACCTGATTGTTAATCACTCAGTACCTTTAAATGAACTATTCAGACAAAGATTTACAGCAGATTGAGAAGTTCGCATCGATATATCTTACTATATCGGATATGGCGGTGCTGCTCAACATGCACGCCGAGGTGCTCCGAGATGACATCGCCGACCGCTCAACAGAGGTGTCCAAGGCGTATCACCGAGGTAAGGCGCTGTCGAAGGTGAAGCTGCACTCGCAGGAGATGATGCTGGCTTCGGTGGGCTCGCCTCTCGCTATCGAAAACGCGCACCGTAATCTGCTTGATATGGAGGACGACGAATAATCATGGCTAATCCCTCTGCTTTGGAAGTGTGCCGCACCGACCTCTTTACACGTGAGGCGGAACTGCGGGAGCGTTATCCACAATCCGTTGTGGATAAGGTGCTGCGTGTACGGGAAATGTACAACTGGTTTATCGCGAACCCTGACGGAACTGACCGGGAATTTGTGAACGAACTTATCCAAAGGCATGACGTGTCGAAGGTGACGGCTTACTCTGACCTCGCTGTGGTGAAGGCGATGCTGCCACTGCTGGCGGCGGCGAGCCGCGACTTTCACCGATGGCGGTTCAACGAGATGATAATGAACACGTACAAGATGGCGCAGAAACGCAAGGACACGAAGACAATGGAGCGTGCCGCCGCATCATACGCGAAATACAACCGGGTGGACTTGGAGGACGAGCAGGTGATGCCATACGAGATGATTGTGGTGCAACCGTTCACGGCCACTTCCGACCCTTCCGTGCTGGGCATTAAACCTATCCCGAACATCCAACGCAAAATCTCGGACATGATTAAGAAGTACAGGGCCGAGACTATCGACATCGAGGATGTGGAGTTTGAGGAGCCCGACCTTGAACTTGATTCTCTCTTCCCTTTAAATAACAACACGCAAAACAATGACGGAGAAGAGGATTTACTTTAACAACCCACAACGGCTGACGCAGTTGATCGGGGCTAACACTTCTGTCATCGTGGCGGGGCGACGGACGGGGAAAACTGACAGTATCGCCGCTCCGTTCGCTCTGCGGAACATGCAGCGTATGCAGGGCTCCACTGGCGGTATCGTGGTGCCTACGTTCAAGCACGGTCTGACAAACACGCTTCCCGGTCTGCTCGCCGCATGGAAGCGGTGGGGATTCCTGAACGGTGTGCACTATGTGGTGGGGCGACGGCCGCCGAAGTCGTTCAAGCGTCCGATTATCGAGCCGAACGACTATGAGCATGTCATCTCGTTCTACAACGGTTCGTGCGCCGTCATCATTTCGCAGGACCGTCCGGGATCTTCCAACTCGCTGACGCTTTCGTGGCTGCTGGTGGACGAGGCGAAATTCATCGACTATCAGAAACTGAAGGACGAGACGCTCCCTGCCAACGGCGGTATCAAGAGTTTCTTCGGCCGACACTCCTTCAATCACGCAATGATGGTGCTCTCGGATATGCCTCAAACGCAAAAGGGGTCGTGGTTCCTGCACTATAAGGAGAAGATGGACCCGGAACTCATTCGGACTATCGAGGGGACGGTGTTCGAAATCTGGAAAACGAAGCAGCGGGTCCGCTCGCTGAACGAGAAGGGGGCGGAGGTTCCGCCGTATCTGAAGGGGTATCTACGAAGGCTCGACCGCAGTCTCAACCAGCTGCGCTCGGTGGCGGTCTACTACAAGGAATACTCGTCTATCGAGAATCTGCAACTGCTGGGCGAGAACTATATCAAGCAGATGAAGCGCGACCTTACACCGTTGACTTTCCAAACATCAATACTCTGCCAACGCATCGGTATCAGTAAGGACGGCTTCTACTCGTCGATGCGAGAGGCACACAAGTACGACGCATCTTCGTTCACACATCTCGACGAATATATGCAAAACTCGCTCTTCACTCCTGATGGAGAGGTGTGCAAAAACTTTAAGATGGATTCCGCCATCGATGCCGACGTGAAAACTGATATGCCTATTTGTATCGGTATGGACTACAACGCGAACATCAACTGGATTGTCGCTGGTCAACCCGACGGCCGACGGCTGAACATCATCAAGTCGTTCTATGTGAAGTTTGAAAGGAAAATTCCCGCTCTCATCGACGATTTTTGCACGTATTACAACGCTCACAGGAACAAGACGGTGGTTTTCTACTACGACGCTACGGCTCTCGGCTCTAACTATGCCGTCAATGAGCAGGATTTCCGCTGGGTGGTGGTGCACGAGTTCGAGCGTCACGGCTGGAGAGTGGAGGCTGTCTATATCGGTAATCCTATGCGTCACGATGAGAAGTATCTGCTCATCAACCAGGGGTTCAGCGGTAAGCAGCGGCTGATGCCGTTCTTCAACCGGCAGAACAACGATGACCTGATTCTCGCCATTCAGGCGGCCGGGGTGAGCCGTGGACGAAATGGATTCCGCAAGGACAAGGGTGGGGAGAAACTCGCCGAGAGCGAGGAGGATCTGCTGGAGCACCGAACCGACGGAACAGACGCTTTCGATACGCTATACATCGGTTGCGAGAAGTTCCCTTTCCACGATACGATATCTTTCAATGTGTCGGGGGTGACGTGAGGGTGGGTGCCCTGCGGCTACTCCGCCCCTCGCTTTCGTGAACAGAGCCCCTCCCGGGGTCTCTGCCGTTCGGCTTCAATCCCTAACGAATTATCGCCTCGGAGTGGACTCCGGGGCTTTTCTTTAATGTCTTTTCCTTCGCCCGAAAGTAGTGCTATTTTTCGGCATGATTAAGATTTCAACAATTCCGTCACTCGTGCTTTCCGCTTCCATCGGGGAGGTGGTCATACAGTCCGACAAAGATTTTGTCGACCTCCAGTTCGGCACGGCGTCGAATCCCGAACTGCTCGTTGGCAGGTTCTACACATACAAGGGTACGGTGACAGTGGACAACCTGCGCGATGCCGTCGAACTCGCCATCAGGGAGGCTGGCACTGCGATGATGGAGTTCGCCTTGGTCGCCACTAACGCTGACGAGGAGGCGACAGTGCAATTTAACGCTCTGCATTTTGACCGCCATATCGCTCTCGCAGAACCCGAATCCCTTAAACAGATGTTGAAGAGTCATTTCCTTACCGTCGCATCGGCGCGGCGCATCGCTCCGAAAAGCACGGTGCTGCTGTCGTGGGTGGTTCAGCCCATGGAGGATATGGCATACAGCGCACACTGCGACTATATCGCCGACGGTGTGAATGGGCACTGCACGCTGACGCTGGGCTACGAGAATGCGGCTTCCTCCTCCTTCGAGGTGGTGTCCGTGGGGGTGGACAGCGGGCAACTGGAGGCTATGGTTGCCAGCAAGGTGGGGAAAAAGGTGCAGCTGACTGGGTTCACGGTGACGTGCGGAGACAGGGCGGCGACTTTCTTTATCGCTACGCAGATGCCGCAAAAGGCTTGCTTCTATTTCCGTAACGCGTTCAATGTGCCGGACCTTGTGGCAGTCCCTGCCGAAACAGTCGCGAAAACAACAGTCGAACGCTCGGTGGCAGTGCTGAACGAACGCTCGCAGTTCTATGACAGCACATGCCAGCAGTCGTTCGATGTGCAGTCGGCGGCCCTGACACATGGGGAGTGCGCTCTGGCACAGCAACTGTTTACGGCTGACGACGCAAGGGTGCTATACGGATGCCTGGAAGATGAGGCGGACTTCGACGCGATGCAGAAGATTCTTATCACTGATTCGACTTGCGAGGTGTCGGACTTCCCCGAAAAACCGAACGCGGTCAAGTTCACGTGGCGGTTCGATGTGCGACGTATCGCTCTGCCTAACCCTGAGCAGGGCGGTATCTTCACCGAACCTTACAACTATGTATTCACATAACTCTGCTTTATGGCTAAATCTATTCACATAACTACAGCTCGCGCAATACTGAACAGCGGCGACCCGGTGGACATCTCCCTCTGGAAGGCGAACGGTGAAATTATTCACTTGCGGAACTGCATCTCCCTGCGCTACGACTTCTATTCGGGAACACGCAACATGAAGATTCTCACCAATGGACAAATACGCAAGGTTCGCGACTGCTGCATCTTTGCCGTCAATGGGTGCGAGGTGTTTTTGTAAACAACAACTGAAATGAAAAATATTCTGAATTACAACTCCGTGGAGAATTTGCCAGCAATGAAGGCAAGGGCGGTCTTTCAGGTGAACTCGGCTTCCGTGTTCAAGGAAGATATCGACATTCTGCCTGTCTCTATCAGCGACAATCTCAAATACATGCCGTGGGGCGGTGACAACAATATGCCATACGACATCCTACAGCTGATCGAGGACGATGAGACGCTCTCCACTTGCCAAATCTTCAACGCTGAGGTTTGCTATGGCAGCGGCCTGGTGTACGACTGCAATGACGCTGACAACGTGACAAGGGAGCAGGTGCAGGAGTTCCTGATGGACAACGACCTCGCTTCATACTTCCTGGGTGCATGCCAGGACCTGAAGCACTTCGGGTTCGCGGTCAGCGTGGTCATTCTCTCTAACGACGCTACGAAAATCGTGCGCATCGTGCGGAAAGAGGCGTGCTACTGCCGTTTCGCCCCTGCCGACAAGTACGGCAGAATTCCGCAGGTGCTGTACGCGAACTGGCGCAAGTGCTTCACGGACGAGAAACAGGTGGAGGCGATTGAACTGCTGGATATGGCCGCGCCGTGGCACGACCTGAAAGTGAGGCTCGACAGCCGAACGAAATGCCGAAAGTTCGCCGTCCTGAGCAGGGTGCCTACGCCCGACTCGACTTATTACCCCATTCCGCACTACGCTTCGCTGTTCCGTGGGAAATGGTACAATATCAAGCAGCTTATCGGTATCGCTAAGGAATCGAAACTGAAAAACTCGGCTCCAATAAAGTACCAAATCGAAATCTCCCAGAAATACTGGGAGTCTATCTTCCGCTCGGAGGGTATCACCGACCGACGAAAGCAACAGAAGCGTATCGTGGAGGAAAAACAGGCCATTCTCGACTTCCTCACAGGGGCGGAAAACAGCGGAAAGGCGTGGTTCTCTACGTTCTATGTCACGCCCGACGGAAAGGAACAGCATGATGTGGTGATACATAAGATTGAGGACAGCAAGGAGGGAGGCGACTGGAGCACGGATATTCAGGAGGCGGTGAACATGATTTGCTTTACAATGCGTGTGCACTCTAATCTCGTGGGGTCGGTGCCGGGAAAGGCGCAAACCAACAACAGCGGCTCTGACAAGCGGGAACTGTACACTATCGCACACGCGCTGCAAAAGCCGTATCACGACTTGCTGTTTAACGTGCACCGTATCATCATTCGGTTCAATGGCTGGCGCGGCGTGCGCCCGGACAGCCCGTTTATACAACTCACTACGCTCGATAAACACGCCGACGCTAAAAAAGTGACTACGCTATGATTATTGACTATGAACAGCAATTGCGCGAACTCGTGCCTAACGTGTTCGCGACGGTGAAGGGGGAAACGCCTCTTTCCGCAAAACTCGCTCCGTTCGTCTCTTCGGCGGAGCAGTGGATAATCAGCACGTTCACCTCGATGGAGGTGATGAGGCAAATATGCCTCCTTGACGACGGCACGCCTATCAAGGTGACGGTGGAGCGCGCAGTGGTCTGCGAGGCGATGCGAACGGCGATTCCGTCGCTCGACATCGTGATCACGCCTAACGGCTTCGGGGTGGTGAGCAATCAGAATATCGCTCCGGCAAGCAAGGAGAGGGTGGAGAGGCTTATCGCTTCGCTTACCACACAGCGCGACGATATGCTGGACGCGCTGCTCTCTGAACTGCAAGGCTTCCAAGAGTGGAAAGGAACAAAGCAATATCAGTTCTTCGCCGCTACGCTTTTCCCGACGCTAGAACTTTCCGCACTGTGCGGATTCAAAACGGACAGATGGGTGAAGTATCTGGCACTGAGACAAAGGGCTATCGAGGCGGAGGAATCGCTGGCGGAGGAATATTTCTCGCAGGAACTGATGAAGGAGTTCCGGCTGGCGGTGGTTGGCGGTGAAATCTCGGATGAGTTCGCTCCAGTCATTCGGGGCGTAAGGGCGCAGGTGGTGGCGATGATTGGCGGTGAGCCAATCAGCACTCGCCGTATGGTGGCGTTGGTGAACTTTATCCGCAACCGCCCTGAATCATTCTCGGCATGGCACAACTCCAGCACGGCGGAGCTGTTCACTCCGCCTGTGTTCAAGAACAAGAAAAAGTCGGGCGGGTATTTCTTCTGATATGGAATCTGTCAATATAAATATTAATCTGCCTTCCTCGTGGGAGGAACTCGACGATAAGATGCTGCGCTATGTCTATGCACTTATCGCAAAGGACTTCTCTATCGACGAGGTGAAGGTGTTGGCTCTGGTGAAATGGGGAGGGTGTCGTGTGCTCGGACGTTCCGAAGGGCAGGCGTTCCTACTCTCTTTCGGTAAGGAGATGGCGGTGGTTCAATGCGTGCAGCTGGCGCAGGTGATGACGGCTCTCGACTGGCTGGAGAATATACCGTCAACTCCCGTGAGGCTGGAGAAAATCCGACGGCACCGACCAGTGGCGGGGGATTTCCAAGGGGTGCCGTTCGAGAAGCTTATCATCGCCGAAAACCTGTATCAGGGGTTCCTCGCCACTCGCAACGATGCGATGCTCGATGAACTCGCTGCTGTGCTTTATCCCGGTCTGTCGGGAAAGCTCGCGCCGGAGGAAAGGATTAGCGTTTTCTACTGGGTGGCAGCGCTGAAAAAAATGCTGGCAATGAGGTTCCCGGATTTCTATCAGCCGACTTCCGATGACACGCAGAATCTGCTCGGCTCTGAACGAGCCATCGGAACTGTCCTTCAGGAGGCGATGGACGCGCAAATCCGTGCGCTCACAAAAGGCGACATCACTAAGGAAACCGAAATCCTCGCGATGGACACGTGGCGCGCGCTCACGGAACTCAATGCGCAAGCAAAGGAATATAAACAGATTAACGAGAAAATCAATGACAAAAAGTGACTGGAACGCCACAGGGTTCTTTGAGGCTCTGATGGCGAAAAACAAACTGGCCATCGCAGAAGGTTTCTCTTTCTGCAAGGTGTCGGGGCTGGAGGGTTTCGAGGAGGCTCTGCACGCTATGCAGTACGCCTCGGCGTTCTGCTGCGTGTCGGACATAGCCGACGGATACACGGAACTGAACAACACGCCGCGAACTCGCAGGGTGAAGACGGTCTTTCTCGCCATGCGACACGCTATCGACGATATGCAGGCGCGCAACGAGTGCATGGAGACAATGCGTGAACTGTTCCGACAAATGATGACGGTGCTGACGCTGGAACGCGTGAAGCTGGAACAGAACTGCATCTACCTCGATTCTCGAATCTCGTTCAACGAGATTGACCGATTCTTTTTCTCTGGGTGCGCGTGTGCTTACTTCCAAATCGCCGTCGATGTATATACCGATTTGAGATACAATGAGGATGAGTGGCAGTGACAAGCAACTGGAGGAAAGACGGAAGTACGTTACGGCTTTCAACTCGACGATGATTAAGATTTGGCGAGAGCGGATCGCTCTGCTCGGTGTGATTGACACAGGGGCTCTCTACCGCTCAACTATCGCCGTGGCCATGAACGCTGACGGAAAGTTTACGCAAATCTCACTGGAGCAGTCGTTCAACACTTACGGCATCTTCCAGGACTACGGCACTGGCAGGGAGGTGCCAAGGGGGAACAGCGGTGATATCGGTCGTGATAAGGTGAGAAAACGACGACGCTGGTTCTCTACAAAATATTTCGCCTCGGTGATGAACATTCAGGAGTTCTACGCCGACAATCTCGGCAGACAGTTCTGCAACGCTGTGTCGAACGCGATCAACCCCGACCTGATGCGCAAATCCGTAACTCGGCAATGAATATAATGTGAGGTGTCTTTTAAGATGCATCTTTTTCCTGTTTATTTTGATGTAAAAAGATAATTGTATGGCTATTGACACTACCGCTCTAAACAAACTCATCACGGACTTCCGCGCGCTCTCGCAGAAGGACAGCGTGTCGCCCGAATCGCTCGGCTCGCTTCTGCAAAAACTCGCCGACCAGCTCGCATCGTGCCCAGCCGACAGCGAGGTGAACAATGCGCTGAATTCCGTTAACCGCAATATCACATCTCTGCAATCGGACTTGCTGAATATCGAAAGGTCGGCTGTCACCGCCGACGAACTCAAAAAGGCTCTCTCTGGTAAGGCCGACGACTTCGCTTATTATGTGGACACGGACACAATCGAGTTCCGCTCCGGTACGCTGAAAGTGGCTTCACAGCAAATCGCTATGGCTATCGCCGACATTGTCAACGGCAATAAGCTGCGTGACAATAATATCGAAGCAAAGGCGGACTCGACGGAACTACATGTGGTGCTGGAGTCAATGGGAGTTACTCTCGACAATCTGGACAGTACTGGCGACTCCGCGATTATGTATGTGGCAAACGTGGGTGATATCTACTACAGTGAGGGGAAAGAACATCTTTTCTTCAAAAAGTCAGAAACGGAAACAATCGACCTCGGAGAGCCGAACGACAAAAAAATCTACGCCAACGCCATGACTAAACGCCTGTATATATGGAGAGGCGGCAAGTGGCAGCAATGCGGCGGAGGTGGAACACAGATTGACGCATACACGAAGGCAGAGAGCGATGCGAGGTTTCTGCGTGGTGGGTTTGAGTATTGTGGTCTAATGGAATGGGACGGCAAGAATGAAGTTAAAATTTATGAAATGAAATTTGACTCGCCAAAAAGAGAGGTTTTTATTTTTGGGCAATGCAAATGGGATAAAACAAATCGAGGCGAGTTTAAAATTATAATCACTAACGAGAAATATCCATCAGGCCCTTATGGTATCTCATATTTCAGTTCATCGTCAAATTCAGAAGAATGTTTCCATATACACAATGTTTGTGGAACTTATGTTTGTGATATAAACGCTTCAAATAACCATTTAGTACCAAATGCGTTAAAACGGTGTTATATGAGAGATCCGCTAACCGACCAAAGACATGAAGATGTTGGTTTGATAACAAATTTAAAAATAGAGATTACAACAGACTTGGTGAGGATTGACGGTGTGCAAAAATGGTATGTGTTCGGAAAATAGTAAAGTATATGAAAGCAAGACAATATAAAGAGCGTGGAGAATATGTGGTTGTTGAAATGGATTGCCCACAACCAACCGCAGAAGAATTGAGGGATAGGCGTTATATGGAGATTGAACGCTTAAAATCCGAACTGCAAGAGAGCGACTATAAAGTGATTAAATGCGCAGAGGCGATGGCCGTTGGCGCAGAGATGCCATACGACGTGGCAAGTCTGCACAAGGAACGCCAAGCGTTGCGTGACAAGATTAATAAATTAGAACAGCAATTATGAAACATATCTATTACAAAAATGATTTCGCAGTGGAAATAACACTGCTCAACGCCAGCGGAGAACCGACAGCTCCGCCTGTGTGGGATTGGAGTGTCGAGTTCTCCGACGGAAGAAGGAGTTACGTCTGCGCACTCAAAAAGGGCAATGCCAAGGTGGTGGACAAGAAGATTATCTGCTACCTCGACAGGCACATGCTCGGCTGTGGAGTAATCACCTACAAGTTCGTGCAGACCATCCCTAACGTGAATTATGCGGATGGGTATCAAACCGTCATCTCGCCAAAGTCGCTGCCTGTCGAACTGTGGGAAAAGGAGAGCGACGACGACTGCAACATTCAGAGCGAAATAGTGCCCAACTATGCGGTGTATGACGCATATATGATAGCCAAACAAAACGGCTACGAGGGTACGGCAGAGGAATTTTACCAAGGATTCAACAATAATGAGCGAGGCGTTATCTATTTGGATATTAACGACACTACAAAATTGCGTGTGCTTGGCGCCGAACGCTACCTCAATGATGAATATGTGCCGTTCATCTTCCGTAAGACCAGAAAGGCGAACACATACAAGGTAAAGAAAAATGGGGAATTAACGCGTTACAGAGAGTCCACCCGTAAAGGCTGGCATCCAATGGGGCAAATCGGTCAATGCGCCGTGGATAAAAATGGCGTGGTGAGCGTAAGAAAAGATGTCTTTGCAAACGGAGAAAGCAAAGAAATGAGCACACGCCCAGAATATTTCGTGCAAGATGGGTGGCTGACGCGCGGAGCGGTTCAAGAAGGAGGGTCTAAAACTACGGTCCCCTATGGGAGATCCAATATAAAACTGGAGAAAGAACTTGTACAAGATGAAACGACTGGAATGATGCGTACAAGATGGCGCAGAGTGAGGCTTTTGTACGGAATCGCATTCATCAAAAAGAAATATGTGGACAAGGTCACGAGGCTCGACCTGAGCCGGCTCGCTACGAATATCGCCACTTTCCACCTGTGCTGGGACGGCACGCAATACGTTCCAGAAGGCAATCTTGAAGAATGGTCAGACAATTTCCATTGGATTTTCAACAAATAAAAAAAAACGTGGCACAAAACCACGCCTTCAAATCCCGGTGTGGCACAAAGCCAACATGGGTTCTTATTTCCGCGAGCGCAAAGCATCTCCGAACAACAATGCAAATATAATGATTTTTTACGATTTTACATAAATATGAGCGAGAAAAAAGACACATCACATAAAGTGCAGCTGATTTGCGCCGTGGTGCTGATAACACTCGGCGCAGGGCTGCTGGTGGCAGGATTCAGCGTGCCGCCAACTGGGGTCATCGACAGCTCGGTGCTGGTGGCGTTCGGGGAAATACTGACGTTCGTTGGCTCGCTTTTCGGAATAGATTATCACTATAAATACAAAAACAAATGAGAGAAATTAACGAAATTATCATCCATTGCGCCGCAACCCCGGAGGGAAGAAACTTCACCGTGGCAGACATCGACCAATGGCACAAGCAGCGAGGATGGCGCGGCATCGGCTATCACTTCGTGATTTACATCGACGGCTCTGTGCACAAGGGCCGACCAGTTGATGAGGTGGGGGCGCACTGCCTGAACCACAACGCCCACTCTATAGGGGTGTGCTACATCGGGGGCTGCTCCGCTGACGGCAAGCGTCCGAAGGACACTCGCACGCCAGCACAGAAGGCAGCCCTCAGAAGGCTTGTCGGAGAACTGCGAAAGCAATACCCACAAGCAAGTGTGCACGGTCACTGCGAGTTCGCTAACAAGGCGTGCCCTGCATTCGACGTCAAAAAAGATGAGCTATGCGACTTGTGACAATCTGCACTCTCGCACTCGTGCTTTCGCTCGCCTCGTGCTCGTCGCACCGAAAGATCCAGGCGACAGCCTCGCTCGGCACTGTAAGGCATGACTCGGCTAAGGCTGTGCAGACAGACAGCGCAGCAGTGAATCTGATGAGCTCGTTGGCTATGAGCTTCGACGGTCTGGAGGTCTATTACATTCCGTCGGACAGCGGACTGCCCGAAATACTGCCGATGATGGGGAAAGGACTGCTGAAATATCGGGAAAAGAAATCGGGCTCGAAACCGACAGCACACGGCATCATCGCACTGAAAGCACGAAGGGCAACGGTAGGAGCAACACAAGATGTGAAAGCCGAAAAAAAGGCTCTCGCCGCCTCGGAAAGTTCACAGCATCTATCGCACAACGAAGCGAGCGAAAGCAAGGAGCAGGAGGAGAAAACAAAGGTGTACGAACCGCCCGACAGCAAAGTGACAGCCGTGGTGGTCGTGCTGGTGCTTATCGTGGTGGCCACTACGGTGGCTATAAGGACATATGTGAGATTCCATAAACAAGAAGTTGTTAAGTGAAAAGCGAGCCGTCCGTGATGGACGGCTCGCTTTTTTATTTCTTTTTTGGATTTTTTTCTTGATTTTATTTGATTAATGCTTGCATAATTCAAATAAAAGCAGTATCTTTGTAACGTAATCAATGAGGGATTACAAAGGAGAATTAACCTGCATGCAAGTGGTTAAAATAAACCCCCAAAAACTTGAAAAGATGAAGGTCAGAATTTATCTTAAAGTTTGGAAAGTAAGGATTAGCTTTGAAATAGCAATCTAAAATTCCAAAGGGGGAGCGGAAGCTCCCCCGATTTGGGGGTTTGTTTTTTTCTTCTACAAAATTATAAAAAATATGGTGAACGAAAAAACTCCATGGGGAGGAAAACGTGAGAATGCAGGGCGGAAGCCCACGCACGGCAAAAGGATAACGCTGTCGGTGAGAGTGAGCGAGGAAGCGAAAGCAAGGCTCGACGCTTTCTGCGCCGCCAATGCGTGCAGCCAGTCGGACGGCATCGAGAAAATACTGAGGTCATTATAGGTATTATCGGGGGAGTGCATTTGCTCTCCCCTTTTTTTTGGAAGCCGTTACTAAACCTTTGGCGGTTGTCTGCGACGCTGGCGAGTGCCACATTGTCCGTCCCGCCCTCCCGAAGCCGACAAGGCCTCAAGCCGAACTTGCCGCGCTACATCGCCGCAGCGGCTAAACAGGGCTGCGCAAGCAAGAGTGACAACCAGTCGCGCATAAGCGGAACTGGAGAATGTAGACACATTACACACGGACACAGCACGCCCACGCTCGCACAAAAGCTCGTTGGAGGCGTAACGTGGCCGTGCTCCATTTTGCCCACATACTCCATCGGCTGCGCCGTCCGCAGGGCAACTTGCACTCACGCCCCCCTCCGCCCTGTATCGCTCGATCCGGCATTCGCTCACAGCATCGGCACAGAGCCACGTCTGCTTCTTTCCCCAGAAGCGGAGGCACTCGCTGTAACGCCCCGTAAAGGGGCAGAGAGGTAGCGGCAGCCACTGCGCACGGCGGCTCACTCCGAAGCTGCGGCTTCCACGGACTGCTCACCAGGCACGGCAGTACGAGCAAATCACGGTCGGCGGTCGGGGCGGGTCATCGCCCTATGTGGAGGAAACTGCGACTGCACGGTGTCCCCGTCGAGGGCGAGGGGAGCCGCTTCGTCTCCGTTCCTGCACAACGCTGACGCTTACAGGCTATCACCCTCTGTGAACAGCCCGACCGCCAACCTATGCTCCAACTGCCGTGCCTGTCACGCAGCCGCTTCAGCACTACGCTTCGGGCAGAGCCGCCGCACACACTGACCTCACACTATATTATCCCGCCCACAAGCCCCGACGCACGGTGAAATCGAAGCGCACAGACTGCATTTCGAGCCGAAGGCTTGCCGCTCCACTGCTTCAGAGCCTGTCGGGCTGTCTGACCGTGGCGGTACCGCACAGCAAGTCACACGGCTATTCGCCACAACACGCCTCTACGCCATTCGGCTTCGGCGGTGCCGCCACTGACAGCCCGACGCTCAAAAGCCGCTACGCTACGCCTTCAACGCTACATTCGCGCGCACTCCGATTTCACCGAGCATCGCCATCACCTCGGCTAAAGCCGAGTGAGCGGTAGCCCACACGCACACAAAATCGGCAAAGCGACTTTGTGATGCGCATGGGGAGCGTTCACCGCACAATGGAGGGAAGGGAGAACGCCACGGCGGTGGCATATTCCGAGATGCTCGGCAACAAGGAAAAGGGAGGCTCTCGGCAGGGCGGTGGGGGGTCTTTACAGACAGTAGTTAAGGGAAATCCCTTAACAAACCCTCTAAACGGCTGAATAACAGCCTTCGGAAAGTTTCAACACTTTACGAATTGAAACTTTCGGGAATTTCTGCGACTTTATCACACTATATACACGCTGTGAATGTGTGATTTAAGGCGCAGAAATTCCACCACTTCGTGAATGACATCTACAGACTGGCGAAAGGATAACAGACCGTTTCGCCAGTCTGCACCGTGTTCGTCGTGTCCTTTTCTTTGTGGATTTTTCGGCTCAAATTTGTAGCAAACAGCAACAAATTTGAGCATTTATAATTTATGGCAAATTACAACACTACGGCTAAAGTCACTCTGTCGGTGAACGGCAGACAGGCGCAACAGGTGCTATCCACTCTTCAGGCGGAGGCACAATCGCTGGAACGCAAAATAGCCAAGGCCGCCACCGCTGGCGACAAGGCGACAATGAGGAAACTACAGCGTGAACTGACTTCGACCAACCGTCTTATCTCACAACTACAAGACTCTGCCAACACTGCAGAGCAGGTGCTGCGACGGCTGGACAAGGCGACACCGAAGGAGTTGCAGAGAACACTGCGCACACTGAACGCACAACTGAACAGCATCGAGCGTGGTAGCGCGGCGTGGAATGAGCATATCAACAAGATTAGGCGTGTGAAGGAGGAACTGGCGTCGGTCAACCGTCAACTGTCGGTGCAGCAGTCAAGATGGGAGAAACTCAACAACTGGCTGAACAATACGCAGACGGCGTTGATGGGTATTGCCGCCGCCTTCGCCGGCTTGGTAATGGCAGGAAGAAAGGCGGTGAACACTTACGTAGAAATGGAGGAACAGCTGGCTGGCACGAGAAAATACACCGGATTGAGTGAGGAGTCGGTGCTGAAACTGAATGAGGCGTTCCAGAATATGGACACGCGCACATCAAGGCAACAGCTGAATGAGCTTGCACAAGAGGCTGGTCGCCTCGGCAAGAATACGCTTGAGTCGGTGCAGGGATATGTGGAGGCGGCGGACATCATACACGTGGCTCTCGATGACCTCGGCGAAGGCGCTACACAGACTATCGCAAAACTCACGAATATCTTTGGAGTGGACAAGATGCTCGGCACGAAAGAAGCGATGCTGGCGGTCGGCTCGACGGTGAACGAGCTTTCGCAGAACTGCACTGCCTCAAGTTCCTACCTTGTGGAGTTCGCACAGAGAATGGCGGGTATCGGAGCGTCGGCAGGGCTCACCATTCCGCAAATCCTTGCGTTCGGTGCTGTGCTTGACGCTAACGGCCAAAAGGTGGAAATGTCAGCAACCGCCATTCAGAAGGTGATTAACAATCTCGCGAACAAGAACCAGGAGTTCGCCTCTCGACTGGGACTTGACGCGCAGAAACTGAACGAGACGCTGAAGCACTCGGCGCGCGACGGTATCATGATGTTCCTCCAGGCTCTGCACGACATCGGGGAAAAGGGCGGCTACGAGAATGCCACAATGGTGCTCGCTCCTGCGTTCAAGGATATGGGCATGGACGCTGCACGTGTGTCGCAGGTGCTCGCCACACTCGCCAACCATATCGACGAGGTGAAATGGCAACTCGTGGAGGCGGACAAGGCTTTCGAGGAAGCATCGTCCGCAACACACGAGTACGAGATTTTCAACAACACGGCACAGGCTTCTATCGACAAGGCGAAGAAGAGGGTGACGGAACTTGCCGTGCAGCTCGGGGAAAAACTGTACCCTATCATGAAGCATATATACTCTTCATCGGGGCTGTTTCTCCGTGCACTCAACCAAATAGTTTCGTTTATAATAGAGTACAAGGGAGCAATTCTTTCGCTCATGGCGGGAATGGTTGGCTATTATACAGGGGCGGCCATTGCTTCGGCCAACACAAAAGCTTTTGCTGTAGCAACGAAAATAGCGAAAGTGGCGCAAGAGGCGTGGATAGCGGTGCAGGCACTTGCTTCCGCCGCTGTGTCGTTATTCACAGGGAAAATCAACGCCGCGGCACAGTCTTTCAAAATATTCTCGGCAACAATAAAAGCAAACCCTATTGGCCTTTTTTTGGGGGCTTTCACTGCGCTTTTCGCTGGTTTGGCAACTTTACGCACAAGAATGGAAGAAAACAGAAAAGAGGCGAAAAGGCTTGCGGAAGAGCAGAGGAAATGGAAAGAATCAATATCCAACGTTGATGAAGCATCAAACAGATACGCAGCTAACGAACTCTCAAGGCTTAAGGCTCTGTACAACGCAGCGACCGAGGAGAATTCCGCACGTAAAAACAGAATTGACGCTGCGCAAAAAATGCAAAGCCTTTATCCATCTATTTTTTCAAGTTTCACGACAGAAGAGATAATGGCAGGAAAAGCGAAAAAGGCTTACGACGAGCTCAGCCTCTCAATAATTAAGAACGCAAGGGCAAGAGCTGCAGCGGAAAAAATACAGGAAAACGAAAAGCTCATTCTCGACCTTGAAGACGAACTCGAAAAAAACAAGGCTTGGGAAAGGAATGCCGGAAAACGAGCAGAAAACGCGAAAGAAAAAAGGAACAGGTTATATGAAAGCAATTCTTCACAACACGCATTTATGCCAGTGCAAGTGCAGACACATGCCGAGCAAGGATTAACAGAAGAAATAAGAGAGAACACAAAACAGCAAAAGCAAGCAAACAAGAATATCAAAGATATTAATAAAAAAAGGTCAAAACTGAAGAGAGCAAACGATAAACTCGCAAAAATCCCCGGCGTTGGAGATGTCATCGTCGGTGATGGCAGGAAAACAGAAATTCCATACACAGGGACAGGGGGCGAACCAAGTGCGGGCAAGGTAAACGGTATCGGAAATGGAAACGGTTCAGGAAACGGAGGCGAGCAAAACCGCTTTGCCGTGGAGGAAGAAGCGAAGGAACGAGCCGAAGCCGAAGCACGCATCGCTTACGCCACCGGCAAGAAAAACTATCTCGACTACCTCGACGCGATGAACGAGGCATCAAAGAATTACTACGAGTCTTTGCTGAAGCGCACCGACCTCTCAGAAATGGAGAGGCTGAAGATTCAAGCGCAATACGAGGAAAGCCGAAAAAAGATTGCCGATCAGGGCATCGCACGCTCGGCAGAGGAAGAGGAAGCAAGATACAACAACGAAATGGCGACGCTCCGACAGAGCTATATCGATGGGCACATCTCCAAGAAAACCTTCGATGCCTCCGTAGAGGAGCAGGAAATCATTCATCAAAGGAATCTGACGAAGGCTTACGCCGAGGGGTCAAAGGAGAGGCTGCAAGCCGAGAGGCAGCTGCAACAACTGCTGATGACACAGACAGGGCGGCGACAGCAGGAGACGGAGGCGGCCGAGAAGAAACTTGCCGAGATTAGAAAGAAGTATTTCGGGCAAAGCCCTTCCGAAAAACAATGGCAGTATTTTAAGGAATACAACCTTCTAATGCAAGCGTATGACCGAGAAATGACGCTCGCGAAAAACAACGCCGAAGAAAAACTGCGCATCGAGAAGGCGTTCCAAATCGCAAAACTCGCACTGCAAAAAGAATACGGAATAATAGCAGAGGCGGACACGAGGAACGCTGTACAACGCGCAGTCGATTCTTCTATAGAGTTCCTGAACTCTGACGGAGGAAAAGCAATTACTGGCACTATGTCAACTCTAAGTTCTGAAATGGGAGCGATTTTTTCATCTCTTTCCTCTGTTGTGCAAGCAGAACTCGAATTGCAGACAGCAGCCATCGAAAAGCGATACGAGAGGGAAATATCAGCCGCTGAAGGTAACTCTTACAGGGTGAAGAAACTTGAGAAAGAAAAAGAAAGGGAAATCGCAAGAGCAAAGAATGAGGCAAACCGCAAAATGTTTGCCATGCAGGTGATACAAGCAGTGGCACAAACTGCGCAGAATGCGATTTCAGCATACGGTTCGGCAGCGGCGATTCCACTTGTTGGTTACATTCTCGCGCCTATAGCGGCGAGCATGGCGGTGGCGGCTGGCATGATTCAGATAGCAGCCATCAAGAAGCAACAGCAGGCTTCGGCAGCACAAGGCTACTCGACTGGCGGCTTCACGCCTGATGGAAAGGTCGACGAGCCTGTGGGCATCGTCCACGCCGGTGAATGGGTGGCTTCGCAGAAACTTTTGAAGTCGCCGAGAACACGACCGCTGATCGAGGCGCTTGACTATGCGCAACGGAACAACACTATCGGCTCGCTGAAGGCCACCGACGTGTCACGCTCCATCACCGCGCCTATGGTGCTGGCGCAGCAGTCTGCCTCTCCGCAAATAGTGATGGCGCAAAGCCAGCCTACGGTGGTAGTGGAGCAGAACAGGGAATACGCCGAAACAATGCGAAGGCTGGCTGACAGACTCGCCGAACCATTTGTGACGGTGGCGACAGTCACAGGCGACAAGGGCATCAACAAGGCGCAAGAGGAATACGATAGGCTGATGAGAAACAAAAAACCAAAATCACGCAAATAATGGAAATCATCATCAACGGGAAAAAAGCATGGCTGAAAGAGGGGAGTTCTTTCGAGTATGTGGCGGACAACCATCTGTTCAGCGGTTCTGACAGTTATTCGCTCACTATCACATTCCCTCTTAGGGGATGCGCGCAGAACCTCGCCATTTTCGGACACATCAACCGTGCCGACATGGTGGCGAAAAAGGCGGTGTTCGACTGCATAATCTTCGACAGGAATTTCATCAAGCACGGCACGGTGACAATTACAGAGATTAGCGAGACGGAGGTGAAAACGCAATTTCTTGAGGGACGCAGCGAGAACAACTACAGCTCGACTTTCGACGATATATATATTAATGAGTTGGATTTAGGAACTGCACCAGCAACGAGCGTAAGCAATGTGACAACTGCGCAAGCGTGGAAGGACGGTGTGAAGGACCTGACATGCGTGGCGCTTCCATGGGTGAACAACGAATCGGGCAACATTCAGAACTGCCCTATTTATGAGAACGGCGCATACAAGTGGGACGCAGCGACGAAAGGACTGTCATGGCAGCCATATCTCATCCACATCGTGAAGAAGATATGCCGCGCGGTGGGATATTCATACGATTTCCTCGCATGGGAGAACAGGGAGGAACATCGTTTCCTCCTGATGTGCAACACGATTCCGTGGGTGTGGGACAAGAGAAACTTCGCTTCGTCTCTCCCTCACTGGACGCTGACGGAGTTTTTCGAGAAATTGGAGCTGTTCCTTGATGCGGAGTTCGACATCGACCACCGGGACAAGCATATCCATTTCGCCTACACGCAGACGATGCTTGCTACACAGCCCCCCGTGAAAGTGGAGAATGTGCTTGACGAGCATTCCGTGTCCGTGGCGATGGAGGACGAGAACTGCGACTACCGCGAGGCTAACAATCTCGCATACTCGGAATGCGAGCACAACATGTGGAAGTTCTATTCATGCGACTGGTTTATCAAGGCTTGGAAAGACAATGTCGTGAAATATGCCACGCTTTCCGCATTGTTGACGGCGAACAAGGGGCTGGCTGTCGATGGCTCTACAGGAAGAGGCTCGAACATTCACAAAGTGTTTTATGCCGCAGACGTTGACACATATTTCGTGGCAAGGGCTATCGAAAAAACACTCATCAGAGAGGACAAGGTCATGCCTAACAGCTACTCATATAGATATGTGCTCCAACCTGTCAACACGTTCGGCACAAGAATCGTCGACGAGAGCGACGATGCGGACTGCAATGAGATAGATTTCGTGCCGGCATGGATAGACTACACGGAGAAGAAATACGGCAACTGCCTGTGTCTTCCATTCACAGGAAACGAGGGAGCTACAGAAAGCACAACAGCAGGAAGTACCGGAAGCATGTCACAAGACTATAAGGAGAAAGTTGACGGAACATTCTATCAACCGTTTTCCGTGCAGTCGTTAGAGGCTGGCGACAGCGAAAAGAAAAGCGAGTATTACAACAAGATATACTTGGGATGGTGGAATGGGGAAACGGACTTCAAGGGGAAACTGCCTTACCCATTGGTCGATGATGTGGTAATCAACGAGGACTGGAGCGGATATTTCCGCACGAAAGCCGCTTTTCGACTAAACAGCAAAAAGGCAATCGAGAGCAGAATCGTGTACAAGATTGACACGAAGAGGAAATACACGTTCAAGTTCCTGGCCGACACACTGCCGAGCCCTCGCGCAATCTTCCATATCCGTGGGAAAAAATATGTGTGCGAGAAACTGACAGCGACTTTCTCAAGAGAGGGTATGTCGCAACTGGTGAAAGGGGAGTTCTGGCAGGTCATCGACTAAAAGCCCTTTCCTTTTGTTCGGGTGTAGACTCCCTCCATAGCGGTGTCAATGTCCTTGATGCGGAAGGTCACCTCACAGCGTGGGGGTATCGTGTCGGGCAACTGGGGCACTAAGCGGTCTATCACTGAATCAACATTGCTGAAACCAATATCGCACAGCTCCGCCACTACCTCGCCCTTGAAGTAGGCCCTGCCGCTTACCATTCGCTTGGGCGAGAGGCGGAACTGCTTCGAAAGCGGATTGTCGATGTCGTCGGCTTCTCCCTGCTTGCTCCTTTTGGTGCTGAACAAGACAAAGTCTATCACTTTCGCGTTCAGCTCCCAGGCCGGGGTGAAGTCGAACTTGATATAGCCCCGTGTCACAGAGTGGCCGTGGCTGTGGTTCATCGCAAAACCGACCTCGGCGATATTAGCTCCGCAGTCGTTCTGCGCCACAGTCGCCCAAGAGTGGCGAAAGGTATAGACACAGTACCATCGGTCTTTACGCAATCCCATCGACTTGCAAATGCGCTTGATGCCGTGGTTCACGTTGGCATTGAAGGAGTCGGAATCGCGATAGCGTGTGTGGAAACTGAAAAGATAGGGGTCGTCGGCATCGGTCTTGTATTTCTCTAACAACGGCTGTATCACTGGCTCGACACGCATTTCAATATAAGCCTCGTCACGACGGCTGTTGCGGGTCTTGGCGCGCTTGTAGCAGATGAGTCCTTTGCGGTAGTCGGACTTCTGCAAGTTGTAAAGGTCAACGGTGTTGATGCCGGCAAGGCAAAAAACGAGCTTCGCTACATCGTGCCCAAGTTCCGGAAGTGGGTCGCAAAGCCTGCTCTCAGGAAAGGGAGCAGCGAAGAACTTGCGCAAGTTCTCTGGCGAGATGGCACGCTTGGTCGTGCGGTCGCTTTGGGGAATGACAACTTTCGGCCATGGATTGGATGCAATCTGAATCAAGCCGGTGTCGTAGTCGTTGTATTCCAAAACCGCCGCACGGAAAATCTGCCTGACACAGACAGGGTACATCTCTTTGGCACGGTGAGTTTTCGCCAAACTCTCGATCCAAAAATTGACGGCCATTGAAGTCAGTTGAGAGAACTTGACATCTGTGGTGCCCAAGTAACGCTCAAGATGAGCCACGGCAAGCCTGTAGTTCCTGGCACTCCGAAGCCGTCCGTCCTCATTCAACTTCGATACATACTTACGAGCGTAAGAACTGAAACTGATGGAACGCTCATCGGTCGTGAGGAAGTCAATAACTTCCCTCAAAGTCCAGGCAGAAAGATTCTGCTTGTTCAACTTTTTGGTGAACTCCAAAATCTTACGAGTGCAGTAATTCAACACGTAATTGTCGAGGATTTCTTTGTTTTTCGAAACGTCGGCACGGTGAACAACCTTATCGGTTTTTATATAACCCACTTTTCTACAATGGGTTACGCGTATGTAAACTGGGTAAAAACCATCTACGCGCATCTTCTGAACAACAGTCTTAAAAGTAGCCAT